ATGATGAGATAGCCCAGAGATTAGGGAATAGCCCATTGATAGTATCGTTGATAGCCTTCTTAATAGCAGACCTTGGGAATGTTGGAGCCAAAGTTATCTGTGCATATTGAGCGTGTGGTGCAGGTGTTGTTCCCTGATAACCACGACCAAAGCCTGGGATTACGTTAAGTACGCTATCTGCTTTATCAAAGGAGTCAATCCAGATAAGTTCATCATCAATTTCAATAACACCTTTAGCAAGATTAGAAGATGAACCGATAGTGATCTCAGTACTAGTAGTAGTTAGTCCTGCTGGATTAGCTACATAACTAATGCGATCTTGACGAAGGGTGTAACCTTGCAGGTTAGACCTGATCTCATCAACCATTTCATTTAGCGTGCTCATTTTCCTTCTCTCTGTAGAACTTTAAATTGCTTTGTAATCTTTCATCTTTAGGACTTAACTTAACTGCCATCTTGCCGTGCTTTACTGCTGACTTCCAATCACCTAACTGCCAAGCTGATATGGCGCATAAGTCATCAGCCATATGTCCCCAAGCCCAAGACTCTGATAAGAAATCTGTCATCTTCTCGGTAATATCTTTTGCTTTAGTTGCAGTTTCAAAACACTCTGGCCATCTTGCTTGTTGGTAGTAGTAGTTAGCCAGTGCTAAGACTGCTTCTCTACTGGAGTATTCCTCTATAGATTGCTTTAGATACTTCTCAGCATTATCAGGATCACACTTGGACATAATCCTAAGTGCATAAGATCTCTCTGCTTTAAATGCGGAGAACTCTAGATACTTCTTTAAAGTTTGTAGTGCATCGTAATATCTTTTACGGTAGTGATACTCTCTGCCTAAGTAATAAAGGTTGCGACTGCTATTAGGATCTTCTTCCACTGCCATCTCTAGCATCTCTAAGTATTGTTCTCTAGACTTAGAATCATCTGGGAAGTGATGAATTATCAAGCCAACCTTTGCCCTTGTTTCAGGGATCTTGTAAGGACAGACTGCCTCGTGTATTGGATACCGCCATCTATAACCCTTACGGGCGTGGACTTTAGTACCGTCAAAACTTATTGATGGAGTTCCATCTTCATTCCAACCATATACATACTCGTGTATTGGTCTAGTAATATTAAACTTTAAAGCCTCTGGTAGATCCTTCTTCCAATCACCAACTAGAACTTCATCCATATCTAGTGATACGCAGTAATCAATATCAGGTGGTAGTGCAGCTAATGCTGCATTTCTAGAATCATCAAAGCGCCAAGGATCTATCTTGATCTGTATTACATTAATACCTAAAGACTTAGCAATCTCTACCGTCTTATCAGTAGAACCAGTATCTGCTATCAGTAGATAGTCTGCATCTTTAGCAGAGTTATACCAACGTTCAACGTGCTTCTCTTCGTTGAGAGCAATCGTATACACTGCAACTTTCAAAAGTCGTTAACCTCTTTAAGTCTAAGATCGGAATAACCTGGACTCTGTGTTACTAGATTAGGCTGAGCAATCATAGCGTTATAGTCTTTAGCAAACTCTCTTAAGCCAATATCTATATACCATTTGTAATCTTTAAGTTGTTCTGCAAAGTATTTAACTCTTGCAGGATGTATGCTGTAAGCGTGGGAACCAGTACTCATAACTTGCTTAAACCAGTACTTGTTACCAACATCAATTACTTTACCAGTTCTCTTTGGTAGCAAAGCTCCAAGATAAAATATATCTGTCGTAGACGGTAGATGTTGTATTACCTCTGAAAACTTTTCATTAAAGTCATCTACAAACAAAGCATCATCTTCTAAGATAAGCATCTTAGTTTCTGGATTTGCTTCTAAAACTTTTTGATGACTCATAGTGCCAGCAACTATAGGATCAATACCTTCAGCCTTACCATCTATAGCCGAGAATCTTTCAAAGGTTATCCCCAAGTTATCTAACTGTGTGGATATCTTTTCTAATCTATCTTCTCGCCTATCAAGGTTTATTACCACAACAGAGTCAAAATAATCGTTGATTCTCATATGGTGAGATTCTACTACATTCCACCCAACATAAGGATTATTGGTAAGCCAGTTGCATCTGCGCCTGTCGCACCAGTTGGTCCCGTTGGTCCAGTAGCACCAGTAGCGCCAGTTGCTCCAGTCGGTCCAGTTGGTCCTGTTGCACCAGTGTCACCTGTTGGTCCAGTAGGACCAGTCGCACCAGTTAATCCTATTGGTCCAGTTGGTCCAGTATCACCAGTTGGTCCTGTTGCTCCTGTATTACCAGTCGGGCCAGTAGGTCCTGTTGGTCCTGTTAAACCTATCGGTCCTGTCGGACCAGTAGCGCCAGTGGCACCCGTAGATCCCGTAGCACCCGTTGCACCAGTGGGACCTGTCGGTCCTGTATCTCCAGTTGCACCCGTTGCTCCCGTTGCGCCAGTAGGCCCTGTAGGGCCAGTAGAGCCTGTATCCCCTGTCGGGCCTGTACTTCCTGTGGGACCAGTGTTACCAGTCGCTCCTGTGGCTCCTGTAGGCCCTGTAGGGCCTGTATTTCCTGTATCTCCTGTGGCACCTGTGGCACCAGTTGGACCTGTACTTCCTGTAGGGCCTGTAGGCCCAGTTGCTCCCGTAGCACCTGTTGCTCCCGTACTACCTGTAGCACCTGTTGGGCCAGTAGCACCAGTTGGACCAGTAGCACCGGTAGCACCTGTTGAACCTGTTGCACCTGTTGCTCCTGTCGCTCCCGTTGGGCCTGTTGGACCTGTGGCTCCTGTTGGTCCTTGAGGACCTGTAGGACCTGCAGGGCCAGTGGCTCCTGTTGCACCAGCAGAGCCTTGTGGTCCTTGATCATTTGAAATTGCAATGCCAACTTGTGGCGTAATATTTTCTACAACAATTACGGTTTCTGACATTAGACTGTTACAGCTCCCGTCACAATAAATTTACCTTCTAAAATTCTAGTTACTTCTGAGCCTGAATCTAATACTAGATCGTAGGCATAACGAGATGGGCTAATAGCACCAGTAGTAGCAGCATCAATAACCACTGTTACTCTTCCTGTTACACCACCCAAGGTTATTCTGCCATTGGCAGTACTTGCTACAACAGTTGTAGTAGATGCACCAACAAATGGGCGCACTGTTAAAGTCGCTGTATAGCCAGTTAAGTTCCAGGGTGTACTGTCATTCTTAATTACAAACTGGAAGTTAAATGTGGTTGCTTGATCGCAAACTAAATTATATTTTGAACTCAAGATGAGATCGCTCTCAAGGCTTGCGCTGCTGGTAGTCCAGTAGTACCAGCTAAGTAGTTACAGACACCAGAGTAATCAAGCCAACTGTTTCTACTAGTCAGTCCTGCGATCTCATTAAGAACGCCAACGGTATCAGTGACAGTTAATGTGACTGATCTCTGTGCTGCCCATTGACGGGCAGCTAATGCCTCAGCAACCATAGTTCCTGCTGGTCGGTAGGTGCCACCATTAGCAAGACGATTTAACTCATCATTAAGGGTTGAACCAAATGTACCTAGTGCCACCTTCTACCTCACTTCTTTTTCTTGCGAGCTGCTGCTGCGTTATCTATTAGATTTGGATAAGGTCTACCAGCAGCCTTTGCTCTGGCTTTAGCAGCACTCTTCTGTGCTGGTGTTAACTTCTTAGATGTTTTCTTAGGATTCTTTTTATCCCAAAACGCTACTTTTTTCTTCATTTGCATTTGCAATCCCAAGCCCGTAAGGACTTGTTTATTCTAGAGTTTGGATCTCTTGCTGTCTTAGCAGATGTCAATTTAGATTTCATTCCGCACATACGACCACAAAAGGATTTACGTCTACCAGCAGCCTTAGGTGATTTCTTAGCCTCAGCCTTTTTTACTGGAGGTTTAAGATTCATACCCTGTGCTTTAGCGGATGCTCTACCTGCAGCGTTTAATCCGCCTTTAGGATTCTTACCTGCTTTTCTTTGCCACGCTGGACTCTTTGCCATACTCTCCATACTTTCCTAGTATTGATCGGACAGTGCCGTTCTTATTAATGCGGATTATGCACCCGTCTTTAATTTGAATCGGGTTAAATCCATCGTGGCGTTTGTAGCTACCAGATGACATTACTTCTTTTTCTTCTTAGACAT